ATAAATGTAAAAGAATTTGTTGCAAGATTTGGGACAAAATCAAATCTATATTTTGGAAAAAATAGTATGATGGGAGGCTGTAATGAATTACAGATTCACAGCTATATTAATAATTTTGATGTGTTTATTAGCTTTTTTTGTAAGGCCAGCAAAACACACGCCATTGAAATATGAGCTAAAAGATATTATAATCCCGCTGCCAAAACCAAAATTAAATGACTAAGAAACCTTTAAACATATCTGAAGAAGCTGCCGTGCAGATGCCGATGAAGACGGTTGCCAGTTTAATAATCATCGTCGCTCTCGGCACGATGGGCTATTTTCAAATTATAGAACGTTTAAATGTTGCAGACACTCGTATACAGATAATGGAGAAGGACCTGGAAGAGAATACAGAGTTTAGAATTAAATGGCCACGTGGACAACTAGGTTCATTGCCCGCCGATTCTGAGCAGTACATGATGATCGAGGATCTTTATAAGACCACGGATAAGTTAAACAAGCATATAGAAAACATGGCACTAAACAAAGTAAACATAGAATTTTTAAGAAAACAAATGGATAAAGTTTTAGAAGATATTGAGTCATTAAAAGATGAAGCTAGAGATATGCACTACAAAAATGGTAATGGACAATGATAGGTTTATTTTTTATAGGTTCTATAATTTCAGTTGTTATATTGTATGTATTAATAAATGTGAGGAAATATGATTGAAGCTGTAATAGGATTACTTATGTTTGTAAACGGAGAGATTAAGGAAGCACGTTTGCAAAGTTCGATGGCTGAATGTTTACGCGGCAAGCGCACGGCTGAGAGACAGTATTCAGAAACTGTATCTTACAAATGCTGGAAAGGTAAAGCAGAATTAGAAGATAATATTGACGGTAGTAAAAGTATTAAAAAGCTGATAATAGAATAGAATGAAAATACAGGCAGAAATAGTTAATGGTATTTGTCCTACCTGTGAAGAATATACACCGTTAGTTGGATTAACTAAACAATTTTTTAGATGCATGACATGCGGTGCAGATTTAGAACAACATGTTAATGGCAAGATAAGTTATATACCTCACATAACTAAAAACTCATTACAATCAGAGGTAGAAAAATATTTCGATGGCGAAGCGTAAATTTACAAATTTCGTACCACGTCCAAAGCCTCGTAAACGTCCGGGTAGACATACAAAAAGTCTCAATAAATCTAAGAAAAGATCGTATAAAAAATACAACCGACAAGGCCGTTGACAAATACTTTTAAATGACTATCCTATAGTTATGAAAGAAAAAATAATAACATTAAAAGTAAATGGTGCAGCGCAAGGCCAATGGTCTAGTCTGTTGTTAGAGTTAAACTTAATGAAACAAGCATGGAAACCTTATGGTGTTGATATAAATATGAAAGCATCAGGGTTGAAAAATGTTTTGAATTACGGAACAAAGGTACATGATGGATCTAATAATACTAAACGACGGACTGTATCAGCTGATACCCGTAACAGATAAACTGTTAGAAGGTATAGAGTTAGTAACCAAAGTTGATTGTTTTGAGTTGTGTGACATACTTCGGTTAAAACTAACCGGCTATGTAGATACACTAAACTTGCATATCATGAATGATGGCAGTGGTAATTTTATAGGCTGTATGTGTAGATGATACACCTACCCTAAAGAGGGAAAAAATAAGGGTAGGTAATGGTGAGAAATTATCTTGCCATTACCATAATTTAGACACATTGTCAAATACTGGGCTTTTCGGGTGTGCAGTAAAACTTAATATACATATTATATTTATTAACTTCTTCTCTGCCTATTTCTTTCATTTTTTTAGCAGCTTCCTCATAACCAAACATTAGGCAATCATATTGAGTATTAAATCTATCTGGCCACTGATAAGGCTCTATACAGGTACTTGCAACCTGCGAACAA